CTTGACATCTGCAATTAACGTGAACAGGCCATTCAGGAAAAGATTTTCTATCCTTTCTCAAAATGTTATCCAGCGGCGCACAAACAGGACAAGTTCTTGAATCAAAAGCTGCAACCCATTCCCATCTCAAATCAGATGAAAAAGTTTGTGCATCCCATACTTGTTCATTAACTTGTCTATTCATATCCTGCACAGCAGTTCGAGCTACTGCTTTGGCTTGTGCTTTTATTTGTGTATAAGCATCTTTTCCTTCAGTAAATAATTTAGTTGCAGGATCTAAAACCCCTCTTTTTTTTACTCCTTTTTCCATTACTTTATAAATTTGTCCTGCAATTCTTTCTGTATCTGCACCTTGTAAAATTCCAGATCTAACAGTCCTATCAATTATTTTTAAATTACTTTTAATCCAGGGTGTCATTGTTTGCCTAAAGATTGCAGGCTTTGCCATATCAGCATCTTGAAGACCAAAAAGATCTACTAAACGGGTGTTATTTACTTTTGTATTGTTTATTGCATCTTTCACACTGTCTTGAAGGTCTACAGTTTGAAGGCCTCCAATAGTTGGCATTCCTTCTATTTGTCCAGTAGTTCCAGGAAAAAGATTGACTGGAGAAATCTCTCTAATCATCTTCTCTGAAGTCTTTTTTAGTTCTGGATAAAAGACTCTTAAATCCTCAATTAAAAACTGGGCAAAAACATTATTAGTTGATTGCAAATAAGTTTCAATAGAACCCATCATTTTTCTCCATTCTTCATCTCTCATCAAACTTGCTTCTGGCAGTTCTAAAACTTTCCCCCTTACCCAAGCCATTGATTGTCTAAGACTTGGATCAAGTCGATCAATTACACCATCAGCAATATTATCTAGGCTGAATGCTTGTCTTATGAACAATTTGAGCTGCTTTTCGTTCAATTGTTTAGAATGTATTCATGTTCCTTAAGGGTAATGTAAATGGCAAAGCAAATTGTTGAAACAAGGGTCGCTGGGATGGTCATAAAAACAGAAGTGGATGTTCCTGAAGAAATGGTTGAAAAGCCTGTTAAGGAGGCACCCAAGCCCGCTACAGCCGAGAAGAAGGCTAAGGCTTAATGAAAAATATTTTAGGAATCCTTGGAGCTGTTTCTTTTGTTATTTCTGGCTCTCTTTTGGGTGGGACTGTTTTTACGGTTTTGTGGTTAAAGAACCCTGAGAACCAAGAAAAACTAAAATCCAAAGTTGTCGATTCTGTAATGAAATCTATTTCATTGCCAAGTCTTTCTGGGCCTCCAATTCCAACGCTTAAACCACAGTCCTCAATTAAGAAAGATTCATCTAGCGTTTTTAAAGGTGCATTTAAAACTGAATTTGATAAACCTTTTTAGTGGATATAAAAGAGCCTCAAATAGTTGAGCCTTTTATTAATGGTCCACAAATTCAAGAGCCACAGATTCAAGAACCAATAATTTTAGATCCTCCTTTGGTGTTGCCTCCTTTTATTACAGAAGGCGCTCCATTTGTTGTTGGTGAATTTGTCATTGATATGCCTGGATGTGTAGAGGTTAGAGATTTTGAATCTGGAGGTAGTGGCCATTTTGATACAGATCCAGATGGAAATTATGTTCTTTGTGATTATTCTCAGCCAATTTTTATTGCTCCAGATTTCAATAAAGATTTAAAAGTAGTTCCTCCCATTGCTCCAGAAATTGCACCTAACGAGGCAATGCAAAAACAAAATACAACTGCAAATACTTTTAAAGCAGATACAGGAAAAGCTGTTCCATGCCCTCCAACAAATCCTGAATATCCTATTGGAAGCGTTGGAAAATATGGTAGGGCCAAGGTCACTGGCTGGACTAGAGATTTAGTAACTGGGGAATGTTTAACACTATGGGAACCAATACCAATTCTTGAGACTGTAGAAGCTTATGTACCTCCTCCAACTCTTGTTGCTGGTGTATTTGCTACTGCATTATTTGGAGCGTCTGGAGCGCTCTTTGCTTCCCCTCTTGTGAAGCTTTTAAATAAAACAACTAAACCAATTAAAAAGAAAATTGTTGCAGCGGTAAAAAAGAAACTAGGAAAAACAGAAAAGAAATTATCAGTGAAAGAAAGACAAGATCTTCAAAGAGAAAAAAAAGAAATTAGTTTGCTTTGGAAGTCTTTGAAGAAGTAGGAATTGAATGTTTATGATCTGGAAGTTTATTAACTGGAATAAAATTTACTATCTCCACATCATCACAAAGAGAAGCATATTTGGTTCCTTTTTTATATCTTATGCCCTTTGATAACAAATCACCACATTTAGAAAGCCTACCCATCTCCATTGCTAATCTTTTGTCCTGTGCGTCTAATGTTAAAAGTTTTACCATTTGTTCGGCTCCTTCTCTGCAACGTCTGACAGATTGACGATCTAAATTAATATTCCAAGAAAGACTAATCCCTGGATTAATTGAATAGTTTTCTTTTTGATTAGTTGCAACTTTTTTCCAGCCCAAAACTGCACCTGGATTATCTGGAGCGCCGTCTGGTCCATCTACTTCATTACCATCATCATCAATTGTAATTAATCCTGTGTTATCTCTTTCATCAAAAATTGGGTCCATTCGATAAGAATTAAAAGGCCTTGTAAAACTTGCATTAGTAGTAACAAAAGGCTGGATAACAAAGGTGTCGCCTTGACATTGGAAACTATTTTTTGAAAAAGTATTTGTAAATTGCCTAGATGGAACGTTTTGCACTGCGGTCACATTTACCCCACCTGAGCTATTACTCACAGGATTATTAGTCATGCTAACCCCATTACTTAAGGCTGGTAATTGAGTTGTAAAGCTAATAAATAAAACAGATAATATTCTCTTCATTGACTAAAGACACTGCTTGTATCTGTGATGCTATGGGTGTCAATAGTCCTATCTATATGAACATACTCAGCAAGTCCAGGTCCAATAAGGCTTTCAGAATATTGTGTTCCAGCTCCAGGGATAACTTGTTCAAATTGAGGTTTATTATTCAGATCAATTGTTTTCCATTTTGATGTGATTCCATTAACAGTATTTGTTGTTCCATTAATTGTTTTAGGTGTAACAGTACCTCCTCCAATTACCTGAATATTTGTTCCTGACTGATTCCAAGTATAGCCCGTATTATAGGAATATGATTGGATAATCTCACGGGTATTATTTCGTGTCTCGGTTCGAGATTGACTCGCTCCAGATCCGAAATTTGGTATCACAGGAACAGCAAAACTAGCGCTGCTATTTAATAAGAATAAAAGAAATAAACATTGTTTCATAAATATCTATCTATGTAATGTTTCCAGAAAATGATTTGCAATAAGCAAAAAATAATTCCTAAAAAGGCAATGATTAAAAAAAATATTCCCATTTCTAATCTATTTCTACGATGCTTGAAATGCTCGAAGAAACGCTAGATCCAGCCGATCCTGGAGTAAGACTAATGGCCCCAGCCTGAGTAAGGCCAACAGCCATATTTGTAGAATTTCCACCGCTATAAGTGACCGTATCCCCAAGGGTTAACAAGGTTCCTGTAGATCCGTTGGAGATTGCGATTCCTGTTTGAGTTGGGACAGTATCACCCTGGACAAATGACTGTGTTAGGGAGGCCGATCCTGTTCCACTGTGGGAAAATGTATGAGTCCCTAATGTGGCTGCAACCCCTGTGAGAGTGCCATCAGATGATGCTGGAGCTGTAAGTCCACCAATAGCACTAACTGTCAAACCATCAGAAGAAAAACTTGCAGTAGAGCCAATTCTTTTTGCATGAGAATAGGCTCCATCTGTGACTCCAGAAACCACAGTTTTTAGCTCATGCTTAAACCCAGCATTTGCAGGTGCAGAGAATAGGAGGAAAAGGATTAAAAGTTTTTTCATAAGTAAGCCTTGCTGATTTGTGCCAAAAGTCCCAAGAGCGCTAATGCGGCTGAAACCACAGCGGCCCCTGCAAAAACTCTTCTTTCTAATTGCCTAACCCGATCTTCTAAGTCTCCAATTTTTTCTTCAGCTCTTTTCAATTTCATTTCTTGGCAGACAATTCTGGTTTCCTGCCGAGCATCTATAGAAAGATCACCATCCATTAGATCAACCTCCCACTCTGTGGATCAATGGTTTTTCCAGAAACTGGATCTATTTTTTGTTCAACTGGAACAAGTTTTACTGTGCTTTCTAGTCTGACTAATTGAGTATCACCTAATAATTCTTTTAATTCTTCTTTTACTTTTTTATTGTTATTTGTTTCACCTTCTTCTTTATTTTTAGCAGCTTTTTCAAGGCCAAAAGATAAGAGAGAAGAGCTTAAAAGACTTGCAGGGAATGTAATATCCTGCTTTTCTCCGCTTGTTAATCCTGGGATCTTAGGTAAGTAATTCAATGTGACCAGACTGCCGCTCCAAAAAACTACCAATAATCTCACAGCAATTCCTATGTACTCAAACTGTTCTGAACGGTCTGGGATTTTGTCTTGAAGCTTTTGTATTAAATTTTTATTCTCTGGAGTTTTGGCTTTTGCATCCATACCTGAAGAAATTCTGATTCCTTAGGCATAATACTTAACTTTCCATTTCTTGGCTGTTCACTGGATCAGGTAGCTCTGTCTCTTCTTCTTCCTCATCATCTGGAGGTAGTGAAACCATTGTGTTTAATGTCTCTTGTCCAGTCAGTTCAATTTCAGTTTCTACATCTACAGAAGGCAAGATTTCACCTTTCTTAAGTTGCTCTAATAGTGTCTCTTGAGTTATTGCTCCATTCATCCAAAGTTGTAGATATTGCTGAACTTGTGATCCATCTAATTGAGCGAGGTCAAAGTCTCGATCAAGATTAATCAAAGGCGCTTCCATTCCTATGAATGCAGCGGCCAAATCAAAAGCCTCCTGAAGGCAAGCTTGTAAATCTTTAGAAACTACAGCTAAAAGAGAATCTGAATCTGATCTTGAAATTTGCTTAGACTCAGCGGTTTCGGCTGCCATCTTCTGAGCAAATAAAGTTGATATTCCAAGATTGCTCATTTGATTTTCTAGCTCAGTAATGAAACCTTGTTGAGCTGCAAATGCACTTGAGGCAGGTTCACAGAATGAAGCCTTACCTTCTGGAGGTAAAAGAATTGCTGAGTTAGCACTAAGCCCAATTTCATTATCTGTATCGTCAAATCCTTGAAGTACAAGAATAGGCAATGCAGCAACGTGAAGGGAATGGCTAAGATCTGCTGTTCTTTGACCATGAGCAATGTTTAAATTTGCTATTGGTAAAAGTGGAGGCTTACTTATTAGCTCCCCTTCTTTGCTGCTATAGGTAACAGCTAGAGGAATCTTTCCAAGAGTTGTTTCTCCTTCTTGGTAGATATACCATTCATCATCCAACTGCCTATAAACTTTCCATGAGCCATTTTCTAAAACTCTAATTTGTCTCACCATCTGATCACCAAAAGCGCCTAATGGTTCACTAACAATTTCATTAATTCTTATTTGTGTAATCGGTGCAATTGGAGAACTTTCGTCTTTCCTCCAACCTAAAATATTTTTTGATTGAACATTTATTAAATAAGGTCTTAATCCTAAAGCTCTTTCCTGTGCCAAATTATCAGCGGCTTCAGTGCTTGGGTAGTCAACTAAAACAGCGCTATGACCATATAGAACTGAATCAATAGCTAAACGCCTAGCAAAGCCGTCTAAGTCTGTTCCAAAGCCATCTACATTCTTAGCAAAGTCTTCCCAATATGGATCAACAACACCATTTTCATTTTTACTTGATAGTTGAATAGGTTTTCTAAGTATTAATCCAGCGGCTTGTTCTGCAATTCTGACTGTATATGGACTAAGTGTTGCATGAGAAACTCTTCTTTCCCATGCTTGTTCATCTTCTTTTGGCTCCTGAGGGAGAAAGGTTGAAGCGTATCTTCTAAAGTATTGAGTGCCTCCAATGCAGCAATCTATGGGCTGCCAATTTTCGCTCATATCCAAGACTGGGCCAGTAATCCATGAAGGATCATCACCTGGATTATCATCATTGCTAGGAGTCAATGGATCTTCTGGTTTGTAAATTCCTGAGGGATAATTGTTTTCTGCCACGCTACTGAATACGCTGGAATATATATAGTTTAGTTTGCCTTATCATGAACGAGGGAGATGAATGTAAAAGACTGTCTCATGAATTTGAATTAGCAAAGCTAAAAAGTCACATTTTAAGACTAGACGATATTGAACAAGTTAAAACCGCCGCCGTTCATTTGGTGGATTTATTAGATGGAGCAAAGACAATGATCAAAGACTTATTAGAAGAAGATGTTGCTAAAAGAAAATTGAAATAAAAAAAGACCCCTCTTAGTGAGGGGCCAGTGAATCACTTGAGTCTCTTGATCTTGTCGTCAACAGCTCTTGACTCTTTGAGGATTCGATCAATTTCCCTAAGTTCTCTTGCTTGTGATTGAGCAAGTTCTCTGAGAGAAGATCGAAGGATGTTAGCCAATTGGCCCATGATTTAACTCCGATAAAGAAATGACTCTTCAGCCATTCATTCAGTATACCGAGGGGTAATGAATTATGCAATTTGCTTTGATCAATTCGAGCTGGGGGAAAAGTCAATCATTAATCTCGGAGTGAAATTAAGAACCGCCCTGTCTTGGTTATAACTTTCAGCCCTTTCTCTCAGGCATCAGGCTCCCCAGCATTGGGCCTACATCCTTAAAGGAATTGATAATTCTTCTACAAAATCTTTAAGGGTGTCATGATTCCAATAGTCCTTACTTCTTTGTTTGTCTCCCTTCATAGCGCAAACGCCTCTGCAATAAAACCGAATTGGTTGTTTAATATTTTCACTTATCCATTCGCCTTCTGTTAATGACTCTGGGTGATCAGGATAATCAACTACTCCATCATGATCCTCTATGGGATCTCCACAGGCATCACAAATAAATTCAAACCGTCCATAGTATTTAGAAATTGGCATTAATTTAAAAGCAAATAAAAAAGCCCCAAGTAAATGGGGCTGTCTTGTTAGAAAAGTATTGCTGAGATAGCAGCAATTCCAGCGATAGAAAAAAGAACTGTCACCTCTTCTTCTAGGTTTTTTACTCTTCTACTTAGTCCTTCATTTGTAGCGACTAAGGTTTCGTTTTTGGCTTCAAGTTCTGCCTTAAGCATTTTTTTCTCCGATAGTGACGGGCTTCCCCGTCTGGTTGTGTATGAGGTTGTTATCCTCTCCACTCAGTCGATTGAGTGGCTTCCAAACAACTGGAGAACTACTCCAGATTTACCGAGGCATCGGTGTTCCTAACGGTGCGGGGGATTACGTGTTGCCCCCATCGTGGACCGCCTTGCCTAAGGGATTGGTACGTTCCAGGAGGCGCCTGGGCAACGGATGGAATTTAATCCATCTATAAACAGTATACCGTTACCCTTAAGGAATAGCAATGGGAAGAACCGTACAAAGGTACTACTAAGCTAAAAGTCTGTTCAATGCGCTCATTGGTTGCATTAAAGTCTTCCTTACTTTCTCCAGGTCGTAAAGCTTAGGACTTCTTTTATTGACTGGGTTCTTATGAATGTAATGAGTACCAGCTTTGAATAATCCGTAATAACTCTCAAAGGTGTTTCTACCAATATTTAATGCTTTTATGGTTTCTGTTTTTGTGTAAAAGATTTTCTGCATTTAGTCTCCCTCCTTAGGCAGATTATAAGCGCATAAAAGTTCAGGTAAATTTCCTTCTGCAAATCTTCTTACAATTGAATCTGTTTGAATCACAGTTTCAGGCAATTGGGCAGTGAACCAAACATGACCACATTCAAAGCATTCTCTTCTTCTGATTAGAAAAGAATTATCAGCAACTTTTGTATTTGTTATTTTTGAAAAGTTGCCTTTGCAGTTTGGACAAGTTGGATTAATTGCTTTCATTGACTTAGAAGGTTTGCATCTCTATTGGTGTAATAAATTCTTTCCAGATAATTTAGACGGGTTGATAACTCATTGACCTTTGCCAATAAATAATCAATCTTTTGTGAATCAGAAAAAGATTCAAAATTATCAAAAAAGGAATCCTCCATTAAAAAGGAATTTCATCTGATTTTGGAACTTCTTTCACTTCTGCTTTTACTGGGTTAAATGATCCATATGCTCCATATTGATCCTCATCAAAACTTCCTACTTTTCCCTTTCCCCACATAACAACACCTTTTGTTTCAACTTTTTCTCCAGTGTTCATATCAAAAACTTTAATGTCTTTATGGTATTTTTCATTATCACAAAGGCTCATTATGTGTTGAGCAATCC